GAGCGCCGCCCTGTCACGGCGGAGGTCGTGGGTTCGAACCCCATCCGGGTCGCTTGTAGCGAAAGCTACAAAATTAAATATATGGGATCTTAGCTCAGCTGGGAGAGCATCTGCCTTACAAGCAGAGGGTCATAGGTTCGAGCCCTATAGGTCCCACTTAAACTGATTGATGACAGCATCGTATATGCCGATGTGGCTCAATTGGCAGAGCAGCTGATTTGTAATCAGCAGGTTATCGGTTCGAGTCCGATCATCGGCTTATCAGTTTAAAAATTTGGGCGGATTCCCGAGTGGCCAAAGGGGACAGACTGTAAATCTGCTGCTTTATGCTTCGGTGGTTCGAATCCACCTCCGCCCACTTTTCCTATTTAGGAATAATTTAATATCGCGGGGTGGAGCAGTCTGGAAGCTCGTCGGGCTCATAACCCGAAGGTCATAGGTTCAAATCCTGTCCCCGCTACTAATTACATAAGATACATGCCCAGATAGCTCAGTTGGTAGAGCAGAGGACTGAAAATCCTCGTGTCGCTGGTTCGATTCCGGCTCTGGGCATCTTTTTTATTTGGCGGAAACCACGTAGAATCAAGGGTTTCCGCCGTTTTTTAATGGTTGAAAAATCGCCTAGGTGGGCAGATAGTGGGCAAAAATTATGAAAACAGTTTTATTTGATCAATCTTCCGGTTATCATTTTCGATAACTTTTTGGGTAACATGAATATAGATTTTGCTCGTGATTGCAGATTTGCTGTGTCCTAATCGGCGGGCAATCTCATCAGGAGTCATGCCGTTCGCTGACAATAATGAAGCGTGCGTATGTCTGAGCATATGAGGTGTTACACGTCTGCCAAGAAGTTTCTCGGAGGTCACACGTAGGTATTTTTCATAACCAGCTATATGCATATGTTCTCCTGTTTTGATATTTGGAATCAGGAGACCTGATCGAATATTATTGGCAAGCATCATTTCATTTCTCCAGAGCAAGCACTTCTTCAGTTCAAGTAGTAAATCTGGCTGGATGTGAATCGTGCGCTTGGAGTTATCTGTTTTCGGAGATGTCACAATATCATTGATTGAATCATATGTCTTTGAAATCCGTATTGTGAGATTCTTTGTATCGATATCCGTTGTTTCTAATGCTGAAAGTTCGCCAAAACGCAAGCCTGTGTGTATTAGGATTGAAGTTACATAGTACCAGTGCCAGCTTTTGTCCTGTTTGATGTAGTCAAGAAGTTTTTGGGCTTCTGCCGGTTCTAAGTATTTCGATGTTATCTCTTTATCATCTGCTGGATCTACAAATGGTTTGAGTTTTGCAATCAATTTCATGTTGTTATGGTAGTCGTTTATGTATCCCCAATTAAGGAGTGCTTTGAACCGTGTAATATAGGTATTAAGTGTGCTAACTTGTTTCCCAGATCCAAGCAACCTTGAATTTACAAATTGAGTCGTAAGGTTATCTACTATCGCATCAGCACCAAGTAAATCAATAACAGATGAAGTAATAATCTGATTCCTTTTCACGGTCGATTGCTTGAAAGTAACCGATTGAGCTTTCAGATATTCTTTTTGCATTTGAGATAGCGTAATTGAGCAATCATCACATTGAAGTTCTGCAATGGTTGCTTCAATCTTTGCATTAAGTTCACGCTGGGCTTTGTTACGATTTTGAGCAGTATCCTTAGACTTGAAAACTGTAACAACCTTATTTTTCTCAGTCAAAGGATCCTTGTACCGCTCACGATAAACTACTCCATTTTTTCTAGGTTCACACCACATAAAAATCCCTCCTTTATTGATTTGTAAAGAAGGGGATGGTATAATATGTTTGTATGTTGAGTATGCCATCCCCTTAGATGGTGTATCTGAGTCCCTCGTGCGCCAACACGGGGGATTCTTTTTGTTATGAAGTTATGAAGCAAGGTACAATCTGTACCCTAGTTGTAGTTGTTGCACCGGTGCAACAACTACAGATGATTTGGGGTTGAAAAAATCAACCAAATAGCATATAATACACTTAACAAGACAGCCGAGCGATAGATACGACCTATCCGTCCGGCAAACTATTCAAAGAAAAACACCTTGTGCTTGACCGGCTGAGGTGTTTTTCTTACTTTCTATGATTCAGAATCGTTACAATAAGTATTGCAATGGTAAGTAACACCATGAATTCCTCATATGTACTCATAAGGCACCACTCCCTTCCAAGACTCGAACGGATATGGTGTAACACCTCTCGGCTGCCCGGTTAAGTGTATTATATTGTTTAATTATTGCAGGATTCAATACAGGGTACACCGCATTGGTAATTGAGTTGATCTAATTATTGCTAGGCTCATAATGCATATAGTATTTCATCTCGTTTTTATCAGTATGGCTTTCACCAATTTCTATGATTTTTGGTATATATTTTTGGGATAAATAATCTAAATCTGTTAACTCGGTAAAAGGATATTTATAATCTGTATTTTTAATCCGGTATTCCTTAAAGTGTGAATCATAAATATATCCACCTGCTCGTTTAGCATATACCTTAAATCTAACGCAACCTAACGTCGAATGATATAAAAGCTCAAATTCATTTGCGAGGATATAGAGATAAAATTTGTCTATATCTGCACCGCATGATACAAATAAATTAATTATGTAATCGCAAACACTTTTTTCTTTTTCATTTAGAGCATCACGAGTACCGTAGTATTCACATACAGAAACCTTGGAAACGATTTCAAGGTAATTATGTAGGTCAGAAATATCTTTGAAATAAGATTTCCAATGTGCCTCATTTTTGTTTTCTTGATGTGCAAATAGTGGACTATCGCGTAGCAGTTTTCGATCTTCATTACAAACAATAATAGAAATCCATTTAACATTTTCAGATATTTTAATTCTAAGAATGTTATTAATTCCATAAAATAAAGATGTGTAATTTTCAGATCGGTGTTCTATTTTAAATTCATCATGATCCCATCCTAATTTAGTTAGTTCATCAATAAAATAGAAACAAGCATTTTCTTCCTTCGTAGAATCTGGCTCTTTACTTTCAAACGCAGATTTTTGAATAGACTGTTGAGGGATGGTCAAATATATATTTGATGAATCTTTATGCGGAACAATTAAAGTAGCGCATTTGTTGCACAGTCCCTCTGCATTTACATGAAGAAATAGTCCTTTTTTACCACATCTTTTACATACTGCCATATAGGTATCCCCCTTTGTATATTAAAATTTTTTAATTTCTCGTATTTTAGCTCGTATATTTTGTTAAATATCGTTTTACCATATATAGAACCGTATTTTATTTCAAAAAATAAAAAACAATCTAATCATGGAGCATATATTGAATGAAAATATTAGTTTGGCAGATAAGAACAGCAAAACGGATCACATTAGTAGAACTGGCAAAGCGGTCCGGCATCGGAAAGTCTACGATCAACAATATCGAGAACGAAAAAGTATCTCCGACATTGATGCAACTGGAAGCGCTGGCAGCAGCTCTTGAAGTCCATATAACTGATCTGTTCGAATCTGATTGGAAATAATTTCCACAATTATGGAAATATCGCTAATTGTTTCATGCATTCCCCCGAAATATGCTACTATACCAGAGAGGAGGTGGGGACTCTATGAATTACAAAAGAGCAATCCTCGACATGTTGGGGAAGATACACGACGATAAAATCCTGAAGCGGATTTATAACTTTGTTCGGTATCTGTACATCGGAGCTGGCAAATAGCCAGCTCTTTTTAATCCTCTTTGTTCTGGTTTTCATAAAATGAAGATATGTTTTTCAAGATTCTTTCCAAAGCATGAATATCTTCATCGCTCATATCTATCATCATCTTAAATAAGTTTTTACGACTTTCATCCTGACCAAACATGATCTGATCAATACGTGCCTGAAAATCATCATCGGTAGCGACGAACATTTCACCTTCTCCAGTAGTCAGCCACATGTAATCAACATTGAATTCACGACAAATTGCTTTTGTCATTTGTTCAGTTAAATTTCTGTTTCCTTTTTCTATATTGGAGATAGCTACTTTTGTAACACCTAATCGATCACCGAATTTCTCGAGAGTAAGTCCAAGAGAAGTACGTATTTGTTTTATTCTTTCTCCTTGTTCCATATCAAATACCTCCTTGTTTTCATTAGAATACCACCTTTAAGAATGAATTGCAATAGAAAAAGTAATCAGAGATAACAAAAAAGTGTTGACAAAGTAATCTGTGATACCTATAATGTAATCAAAGATAACAAGGAGGTGAACAGAGTGACAAGAGACGAGAAAAAGACAAACATTGAAAACATGGCAGAATCTGTGATGTCTGTAAAGAATCCCGCGGAGCAGTCCATGATGTTCATGGCAATGTCCGCCTACGCGGAAGGCAAGGCAGCAGGCAAAGCGGAAGAGCGTCAGCGTTACAAAAAGGAAGCAGGGTAAAGGAAGAGAGAAGGTGCGAAAGATGCTATTCATAATTAATGGTTTGAAATATGACACGAAGAAGATGGAAAAGGTAGCAGATGTTAAGAAATGGTATCAATGCAAAAACATATTTACTCGGTCGTTATATCCTGGACTAGAAGTTGGAAGCACAGATGATTGCGAATTATGGAAAAGCAAAAAAGGAAATTGGCTGTTGACAAGAGAAAAAGATTACGGAGTCCATCGTGGTGAAGCAATCGAAGAGGAAGAAGCGAAGAAGCTTCTGATGCATTATGCAGTAGATAAATACGAAAAAGAATTCGGGAAAATTCCGGAGGCATAGCAGGACAAAGGGAAGGAGGCGAGTAGAAAATGGGAATAGTTGACGCTTTTACAGCAGAAACGCCAATTACGATTAAACAGCCGCAGTATTACAATATGGTGTTTCAGGCAGCAAAGATGGAGCTGCTTGAGAATGCGGTGATGGCAGATGTGCCTAATAAGCATATCCGGGCAATGATGGGACACAGAGATGAAGTCCAGATTGGAGGATATGAGAAAGATGACGAAGAATGAACTTGAGAATCTGATACATGGATCCTTAACGGATGAGGAGTACGAGCTGATCGAGACCGTATACATGTGGTATCCGGCAATTCGGAATACGTCCGGTAAGGAAGAAGTAGCAGAGTTGTATAAGAGCTTTGGACTCATAATCTTCAAAGATATGTTCCGGAGAGCAATGAAGGTAAAAGACATTGAGGAAGAGATACGGTCGCTTGATCGAGCGAAAAACAGTCTGGTTGAAGAGCTGGAGCGATTGAAGGGAGCGTGATGGGATATGGATATTCGGGAGATACTTGGAATATCCGAGATGTACGAATTTATTAGATACCTAAAAGATATCATTTTTGATAAGCAGAGAAGAGAAGAATACTTCAATAAGATTATTGAGGATATTGATTTGAGTACAGATTTCATGAGAGATGTGTTTCAGGCAGAGGCAGCTCAGCGAAAGCAGATGAAACAGGACTATACGCCGGATTGTATTTGTAACTTATTTTATGAGCTTTCGACGACACCGGCAGCGGTACTTGATGAATGCGCAGGAACTGGAAGCCTTGCAATATCTTATATTGCAAATGGTGTAAAGAATGTGATCTGCATTGAAAAAAGCGAAACGGTATTTCCACTTCTTTTGTTCAATATGAGCATTAGAAACGTAACAGGATGGGTAATAAAAGAGGATATAACAACACGCGAGTTGCTTGAAGCATACCGGCTTGAAGCCGGAACGCGATACAGTGACATTGCAAAGCTGGAACCAAACATCGGACGCGTCCAGACAATCATATCGAACCCACCATATTCATTGCCATGGAGTGGTGTTGGGGACTGGAGGTTTCGAAAATATGCAGTACCACCAAAAAGCAAGGGCGATTATCTGTTCATAATCGATATATTGACAAGGCTGAAGGATGGTGGGGAAGCGTTTGTACTACTTCCACATGGAGTGCTTTTTCGAGGAAATCAAGAACTGGCAATCAGAAGATCATTGATCGAAAAAAGATATATTCATGGGATTATTGGTCTTCCAGACAATATGTTCCTGAATACAAGCATACCAACTGTGATGATCTGTCTGAAAAAAGCAGATACCGAGAGTGTGTACATAATGGATGCAACGAAATATGCAACAAAGAAGGCAAAGGTCAATGAATTAGACGGAGAAGCCGTACACGAGATTGCAAAAAATTACAAAAATCGTATCGAAAAAGCAAAAATATCCAGATTGGTGTCAATCGAAGAGATTCAGGCAAATCAATATAACTTGAATATACCGCGTTATATCGATACTACGGAGCCTGAAGAACAGGTGGATATAAGAAAGCTGACAGCTCAGATGCAAGAAACAGATGAGGAAATAAGGAAGACAGAGCGGGAATTGGCGGGAATGATGCGACAACTTGTTGGAGATGGTTATCAGAGCGATATCGCGGAGGTATTGAAGCTATGGAGCTGACCAAATACAAACATGTAAGAATCAAAGATATATGCATATGGAAAAGGGCAAAGAAAGCAAAGATATATCCGGAAGGAAGCTTCTGCGTGCAGGTATCGGCAACAAAAGGCCAGATGGAGTATCTGAACGAAGAGAAAGAGGTTGAATCAAAATACTGTGTCTTTCAAGTTGTGTCAAATAAGTATTTACCGGCATATGTGTACATGATCTTCAAGATGAATTTGCCGGAATATCTTAGGAGAACACAGACAGGACTCAATATTGTACCAGAGATTTTTAATGAGTATGAGATTGACCTGCATACGAATATAGATACGCAGCATGAGCTTGTCAATACGATGCGATGTATCGATACAAGAATCCAAGAGGAAGAAAGACAGGTGAAAGCGATTCAGAAATTAAAGAAATATCATTTACAAAAAATGTTTCCGGATATGAATCGGTAACAGAATGTAACCAGTTGAACCGGTGACAAATTGTCACCAACTGAATTAGTAAGGAGAGTGAGGACTATGGAGATAACATCGATTAAGTATATTAGTGCATCACCGTACGTGACGAAGGCGCAGATACAGAAGGCGTTGGATGTATCAGCGCGGACGGTATCGAACCGGCTTGCGGAAATTGACGAGTATGTGCAACGTGGAAGATACGGGAACTACACAATCCTGGACGGCTGCGGCGTGACGTATGTCAACTACCTTGCCTTTGTGGATTTTCTCAGATACCGCAAAGACTTAAACGCAGGACGTAAGGTGCCGCAGTTCAATCCAACATCGGTCGCACGGCAGATCGGATGGGGTAACCTGCAAGCGGAATATCAGTAAAGAGAGGACGAGAGGATGAGCAACGAGATGATTATTACAACATATAAGCTGGCAACGATCGCAATGGTGGAAGGTGCAGTGCTACTGTGGATGGGGCTGATATACGGCTTCTGGATCATGGTAGCCGGCACAATCTGGCAGCAGTTGATCGCCCTGGCGAATGAAACGGAGGAAGAAGATGAGACTGAAAGACGAGAAACTGAAGCGCCCGGCAAAGCCGACGCGAAAGCAAAAAGAAATCATGGCAAAAAACGGCTTACGATGGGAAAACTGGAACGTCGAGGCAGACTGCGCAGATCATCTGATCGTGAAGAGCAAGACGTCAGACCGAAGAAGGGTGGCGTACAAGTGACGAAGATGGATGAGATTATGCACAAGGCATATATGAGTGCAAAGAGCTTCGCGGGATTGGAGCCACCGGCAGGATGCCTGTACATAGGCAGTAGGATCGCGAATGGCGACCGGTATCGGTACTGGGTGGCGGAAGATGGTAGTACATACTACCAGGAATCAACCGGAGAAGCTGCGTTGAAAAGAAAAAGAGCCGGCTGAAAACCGGCTCAGGTGTAATACCTCGAATCTGAACAATTTGAGTGTATCACACCGAACTTACGAAGTCAAGAAAAGCGGGATAAAACCGCGCTTTTCGGCAGTATTAGCATATTAAAGTTAGGGACGAAGATACACCAGATGGCATACAGAAAACATACATTTTATTTTCCAAATTCAATAGAGCATGCATATAAGTTCGCCGGTCATATCGGAGCGAAGGGTGAGAAACGGGCAAAGAGAAAGAAAGCCACACCGGAGCAGGTGAAGCGGCAGAATCAGATTAACAAGGAGAACAAGTACCGACACCTGTTGAAGGCGAACTTCTTACCGGGCGATTGCTGGATCACATTGAAGTACCCGGCAGGTACGCGGAAAAGCATGGATGCAGTCCAAAAGGATTTAACAAATTTTAACAAGAGCATGCGGAGAGACTATGCAGCACACGGCGAGAAGTGGAAGTGGGTACGGCGCGTAGAGATAGGCAAGCGTGGCGGCATCCATATCCATCTGATCTGTAATCGCATATGGAATACGGAACTGCTGATAGCAAAGAACTGGCCGGGGTTGTCACATCATAGCGAACCGGTCCGCGATGAGGAAGGCTTCGAACAGCTTGCATCGTATCTGTGCAAGCCGCTTCCGGAAGAGCTTGAACAGGAAAGTATATTCGATCCGGAAGAGATCAAGCGTGCATCCAGTCTTTCATCAAGCAGAAACCTAGTACGTCCGGAGCCGGAGAAGAAAGCATATGTCCGGCGGACAATGAAGAAGATCATCACGGATGGACCGATACCCCGGACGGGCTATTACATAGATAAAAAATCAATTCGAATTGGCATAAATCAGGTAACAGGGTACAGCTATGTCTATTACACGGAAGTTAAGATACAGCAGACCAAGAGAGTGATACGAGCACCGGGCGACGATTGGCCGAAGTTGCACCGGTGCAACGAAAGGAAGAGACGAAAATGCAAGAAGTGAGGATATATATTGAGACTTCGACGATTGCGCCGCGCGCCACGAAAGCCGACGGCATGTATGTGATGGAAGCATACGAAGATGGAAAACAGATGCTATACAAAGGCGAGCCTGTGATCGTGTATGAAGTCATACATTTTGAACACTGCAATACGAATATTATTACGCTGACACTGCTCATTGCAGCATTGGAACGGATGCAGAAGGGATGTACCGTGCACATCCACACACGCACGGAGCATGTATTCTGGACGTTGAAAAATGACTGGTTAGGTGGCTGGAAGAAAAATGGCTGGAAGTCTGCGAGAGGTGTTGCAATCAAGAATGCAGAAATGTGGGAAAAAGTCGAGTATTTACTCAATAAAAATGAAAGTTGGACCGTATCCGAGGACACGCACGAGTGGAAGGCTTGGATGCAGGAGAAGATGAAGAATGGAGGCATGAAAAATGTGGGATAAATTTGGAGAGTTGGACAGTGCCGAGGAGATCAACCGCCTTGCGGCAGCAGAACTGCAGGAGGGTGATATTGACGCACTCAAAGCACTTGCGGAAGAAAACGGACTGGATAAAGATGACGTGGAGGATTATATCGATCGGCTGATTGATACATTGACTACGCCGGAGCTGGCAGCGGTCGGGAAGCTGGATGTGGAAATGGGGCATTTAGACGTAAAAGGCATCCTCAGAGACTGGGTGGACGAGCTGAAAGCTGAGATCATGAGAGACAGGGAGTTTGCCATAGCGATACGACGGAAAGGGAAGAGCCTTGCGGGATATATTGCATTGACGGCTGAGACCGGTTATACGAATCGTGCGGTGGTGCACAAGGATATCGTGAAGAAGACCACAACTATTAAAAACATGATCGGATCGCATGAGTTTTCTATCGGGATCCCGACGCGGACAGAGCGGAAACAGCTGATGCATACATACTATGAGGGAGGTGTTGACTGATGATGGCATTCAAAGGGTTTACACCTAATCTGAAGAGCGTAATGGGTGATGGAAAGAAAGAGACATGTCACTTTGTACCAGGAGAGACAAAGAAGGTTGAAAGAAGCAAGACTGCAAATTCCGGATTCCATTGCTGCGAATATCCGCCGGACTGCCTGCGATACTACAGTTGGGAAAAAAGTCGTTTCTTCCGCGTAGAGGCGGCAGGCGATATCGACGAGGATGAAGGAGAACGTATCGCGACAACAGAAATTACGCTTGTGGAAGAGCTGGATGCACGGAAATTTGCTTATTATATCATGCGATATATAGCCATGTATCCACGGAGAAAGAATTGGATCACGAATATGACAGGAGTATCCATACAGCCGGACAAAGCAAAGGTATCGGAAGCGGGGCATATAGCAATTGCCAGAGGCAGCAGTCCGCGTGTCAGAGGTACAGAGGGAAGCGTGGTCGGACTAATTGTCGAAAAGGACGAAGAAATCAAGAATATGAAAATGCTCGTCGTAACAAGTAAATATGCGGATAAATGGCTGTACATCGATAAGAACAGACAATTGCATGTGGAGGAAGATGTATGAAAGAAAAAGCGATAGAGAAAACACCGGCGCCGAAGACGAAGAAAAAAGGTTGGTGGACAATCCTGCAGGTTGTACAGGGAATTGTAGTATTGAATATTTTCAAGAATAAAGTATTGCAGAGGCGGCACTGCTTTAACCCGACGAATAGCGAGTATGCAACATGGCATGCGGATACCGGGGTATGGCATGCAGAGAAGGTGCCTGCTGCATACGAAGCGAGCTGGGATGGCAGTTATGGATATTCCGGAAAAAATGGTGACAGCAGTATGTCGAGCGATGATCATGATCGATTGAAGGAAATATTGGATGATGCACAAAACCCATATACATATTATCGAACGAATTTGATTGACCGTATATATGATTTGGAGCAGGAAAGAGACAGGAAAGCGCGGCAGACAAAGGAAGAACGAAGATTTGCAAGAGTTACAGCATTGATGGATCGTGTGCCAGATGTGCCTACAGATCTGCGAGACTGGATAGATAAGCAGTTCACCGGCGGGGAAAACTGGTGTATCAAGGACAGGGATACAAAGAAATGGGTATGCTCGGCATGTGGCGGTTCGTTTGAATTGAAGAATAAGCCGCGGAACAACGACAACATTACATGTCCGGAGTGTAATCGGGAGATTAAGTATTTGTCACGAAAACGGAAAGTTGAGATGGTTGAACATTTCTGCCTGATCCAGCCGATGGATACAGACACATCCGTATGCAGGCATTTTGTAACAGAAATCACTTTCGAACCGGGAGTATGTGAACACAAAAATATATGGATAGATGAAGAAATACGGGTAATCCTGAACAAGCAAATTGATACGCTTGAATTCAATCGAAAGAAAAAAGCAGAATGCGACATCTACTATAAGCAGTGGAGTTACTTTGATAACAAAGGAAATCCGCAGAACAAGCGGGAATATGTTGGAGCACTGTATGATGCCGGCATCATGGAAGCCTTCAAGGATACAAGCTATGAGTCGTGGAGCCGGTTATTCACCCAGATGGCGGCAGCGGGACAGCAGTGCAACTGGAATGCAATGATGGCAGCAGTCAAAGACAAAGAATACATGCAGGTAGCAGAGATGTTGTTCCGTGGAAGATTCTACCGGATGCTGACAGAGACAAGCATGCAGATAAGTTATTGGGACTTAGAGTATATCGGTTATCTGGATGTGACCGGTCGGACGATTGAAGAGGTGTTCGGAATCGCAGACAGACAGAAAATAAACCGGATCCGGGATTGTAATGGCGGCAGGCTGGTCCTTAAGTGGATGCAGTACAGTGAAGAAAAAGGCGAGAAAATATCTGAGAAGCTGCTTACATGGGCGAAGCGTGAAAATATTACGCCGGGTACATTAAAAGAGCCGTTGACGTATATGTCGGCAGAGCAGGCAATGAACTACATCGAAAAGCAGAAAAAGGAGCAGTACAAAGGAAAGAGTACGCGTGTAATCGTAGATCAATATGCCGATTATATACGGATGTGTAACAAGCTGAAAAAGAAACTGGAAGATGAAATGATCTATAAGCCGCGGGAACTGAAGCGGCGACATGATGAAGCGGTCGAGGAAATCAAGGTAAGGGAAATAGAGATTGATTCAGAGGAGTATTCAGAACGGTATCCGGAAGCAGAGGATGTACTGAAGGAAATAAAAAAGAAATTCGAGTACAGAGGCACCGAATATTTCATCATGGTACCAGAGCGGATATATGACATTGTATGCGAAGGGCGGAGCCTGCATCACTGCGTCGGATCCACAGACCGGTATTTTGACCGGATGGCGCAGCATGAGACATACATTTGCTTCCTGCGGAAGGTAGAAGAACCGGACAAACCATTTTATACGATCGAAGTGGAACCGGGAGGCACGATCAGACAGCATCGTGGCATGTTCGATGAAGAACCGGAGTTAGAAACAGTAAAACCATTCCTGAAGGAATGGCAGAAAGAGATACGGAAACGAATGAGTGAGGAAGATCATGCACGCGCGAAGCAGTCGAAGGTATTACGAGAAGCAAATATAAGGGAATTGCAGGAGAAGAACAATACCAGAGTGCTTCAGGGATTGATGGAAGACTTTATGGAGGCAGTGTGAAAGGAGCGAAGACATGTTGGAATTAACAGAAAGATCAGAAGAGTATTCACAGGAATATCTTGCATTCAAGCAGGAGTTTGATACAGAGCTGAACAAGGCAGCAGACGGATTTGTAAAAATAGGTTATCTGCTCCGACGGGCGGAAGAATCGAATGTCTTGGAAACAAGCGGATACAGAAATGTTGCGGAGTTTGCAGCAGCGGAGTACGGACTGTCAAAGGACGTCGTATCAAGATATATCAATATCAACAAGCGCTACAGTGAGGGCGGGTATGCGCCCGTCCTTGCTGAAAGATATCATGGGTTCGGCATGGCAAAGCTTGCCGAGATGCTGACACTCCCGCAGGCGATAGTAGACACGATTCCGGAAGAATTATCGAAGACAGAAATCCGGGAGATCAAGAAGGAGTTTGATGAAGAGCAGGGCGTGACAGATATCGAGATTGCGATTGAGGCAGCAGGACAGCCAGAGGAACAAAGAGAAGATACGTTGCTGACGAAGGTAGTCAGAGCATGGCTGCATGATATACCGGACGACTTCCGGCGATTATCGAGCGTGATTTATCCGGATTATGATATCGACGCAATGATGGACATCATTGCGCCGGACGAGACGAGAGTGATCATCGTGCGAGTCCCTGGCGTTGGAAAACTGATGATGACATGCTCGATTTCGGCAAGTATCAAGATCGTCACTATGCGTACCGGAGAAAATCGGCAGATAAGCTGGGAAGACCTGTGCAGCGCCGCATCTGCAATCTGTGCGCGCAGATATCCGGATGAGGGGATCGAAGATGTCTGGGCGAGGACATATGATGATCCGTATCCGGAAGAGAAGAAAGAAGAACCGAAGCCAGAGCCGAGGAAGGAAGTGAAAAACGAAGAGAAGAAGCCTGCGAAGCGGAAGGAAAGTAAAGTCACGGTTGCAAAGCCGGTGAAGAAAGAAGAACCGAAGAAGCAGTATGAAAAGCCTGCGATCGTCGAGATGCATCATGATCCGGAGGTGCTGGAAAGAGATGCAGAAGAAGTGAAGAATGCAGCGGAAGCTGATCAGGAGGAAAACGCACATCAGAAAGAAGGTACCGAAGAACAGGAAACATATGCTCCAGCTTCAACGGGGTATTTGGGATATACAGATAATTCCGAATATGAAGCGACACTGGAAGAGCTTCGAGATGATATGAATGATCTGGCGAAGTATTTTGAACAGAAAGACTACAGTATGGCAAAACAGACGGCAGCGGTTATGAATACCGAGATTGAGAGCCTGCTGAAGATTATGGAGAAACATAATGGATAAGAGCAAGAAAGGGGTAAAGTGATGACAAATAAAGGAACATGTAAGTACTGTATGAATATTGTGCTCTTTGGAGAAGAGATACCGGATGATCAGGCAGAGGAGCATGCAATCATGATGTGCGACTGTCAAGGAGCGAGAATCCATCAGAGAGCGAGAGAACGGCAAGAGAAGGCAAAGGATAACATCAAGTTGGCAATTTACGAAACGGACGAGAAAGTGTGCGAGTATCTGAAACAGTGCGTTGAGCTGGTTGATCAGAGAACAATCGCAAAGATAACAGTTGATAACGGTCGAGGTGTTAAGGTTACAATCAGCAAGACAAATAAGGACACAATCAAGGTAACGAAAAAAGTAAGTAAGGATGTGGTTTATGATGAGTAGACTGACAAAGAATAATAAAGGAGATTACTATTACCCAAAATGCATTGAAAGATGCGATGGTGTTGGTACATCCGAGAAGTGTAATGAATGTGATTTCTGTTACGAAATATGCAAGAAACTTGGAGAGTATGAGGACTTAGAAGAGAAAATGGCGGTCAGCCAGCAACATATGGTAGATAAGATTGTAGAGAGATTGAAGGAGGTCTCATATGAACGATTCGGAATCTATGGATTTGGCGGAGAGCGTGTAATTAATTTAGATGATGCAATAAGGGTTATAAGAACAAGAGAATTGAATTGTGATGAAACACAAGAAATTAGAACGGTTCTGAAACGTATGCATGAAATGTTTGATGAAGCTATTGAGACTAATGCATGCGGAAATGAAAACGAATTAAGCAGAATGGTCGAGGCATACTTACCGAATATTGAACAGAGTTATAAATACTTTATCGAAAGAATGATGGGGGTAAAACATGGGTAGATCTATCATGCAGAACAAAGACGGATGCTGTTACATGTGCGATCTGCTCGGGACAAGGCAGCAGGGCTATACGATTGAAGAGCATCATTGCTTTGGAGGACCAAACCGAAAACTGTCCGAAAAATATGGACTGAAGGTTTATCTTTGCCCGGAGCATCACCGAACGGGACCGGATGCGGTACACCAGAACAGCGACTATATGCAGATCATACATGAAGCTGCACAGAAAGCTTTTGAGGAACGCTATCCAGATAAGAACTTCCGCGAAATCTTCGGAAAGAATTACCTGTAAAGTCTAGTAAATACTAGATAAAGATGCACATTGAAAAGTGAATACTGGTCAGAAATTTTCATCTTTTTTATATAAAAAGTATTGACATACGGTGCACCGTATGATATTATAATACTTGTAAGGAGGTGAATAAGAAATGGCTAAGAAAAAACAAAAGAAAAAGCCCAAACTTGAAAAGGTCGCAATCGTAACAGGCATCCTGCAAGGCATAGCAACCATCGTATGCTTGATCTACGAAACCTTCTTCAAGTAAGGGCACAGGCGGTGGGAATATCCCACCCACCGCCTAATTTTATTCTAAGCCATTTTTGAAGATATGTCTATAAGAAAAGTATTAACAATTATTAGCACCTGTTCGGCGGCGGTTCTTGTGTACTATGCAATCAGAAAAGGATTGGATGCGGCAATTGCAATAGCACTTGTATTGAGTGTGGCATCAATTGGATTAAATATATATTGTGAGGTGCACGATGGAAGAAAAGAAGATTAGACCGCAGGACAAGTGGAATGCAAAAGCTGGCTTGATAAGCAAATCATATAAGCTGAAGCGAGAGCTGGTAGAGGCATTTGCAGATGCATGTGAGAAGGCTGGAGTAAGTCAAGCCGGACAGCTTAGCATGATGATGAGAGAATTCATCGAGAAAAACAAGTAAATACTAGAAAAGGAAAGGTACTGACCAGTATTCATTGGTTGGTACCTTTTTTATTTTGGCACTAAGAAAATATATCATAAATCTAAAGAAGGAAGGGGGTGAGAATCTGGGAAACTGAAAGAACATAAACATATAAAATGATTGGAGGATATAAAGATGGCAAAAGTATATATTGGAGTAGGACATGGTGGGAGTGATCCAGGAGCAGTGAAGTATCTTGTAGAAAAGGATATTGATTTGCAGATGGCAAAGGGATGCCGCGATTATCTGAAAGAGCATGGCGTAGATGTAGTGATTAGCAGAACTGGAGATATTGATAGCTCAATCAACGAAAAGACAACAATGTGCAATCATTGGGGCGCAGATCTGGCACTTGATATACATAACAATGCAGGCGGCGGAGAAGGCTTCGAAGTATGGCACAGTGTGAACGGTGGCAAAGGAAAGGTGCTTGCACAGAACATAGAGAAAGAAGTTGTGAAGATCGGGCAGAAAAGCCGAGGCTTAAAGACAAAAAAGAACGCATACGGAAGCGATTATTTTGGATTCATTCGACAGACGAAATGCCCGGCGATTATCTGCGAGGGTGTATTTGTAGACAATAAGGCTGATGCGGCAAAAGCGGATACAGAAGAGAAGTGCCGGGCGTTTGGTGTAGCATATGCGAAAGGAATCCTTGCAACGCTTGGTATGAATACAGAACAGAATGCAAACGGAGAAACAAAGACACCGGAGCAGGCAGCAGTCCAACCAGAGCAGACACAGGCGGATACATATAGAGTCAAGGTCACAGCATCGGCACTGAATATCCGCAAGGATGCGGGTACAGCAAATGCAGTAACCGGAGTAATCCGGGACAACGGTGTATATACGATTGTGGCGGAAAAGATGGTATCCGGACAGAAATGGGGAAAGCTGAAAAGCGGTGCAGGCTGGATATGTCTGGAGTACACGAAGAAGGTATAAAGGAGCGTGAGCAAGGTGAGACAAAGAAACTCGGTTGCAAGCTACAACATCGGGAAGCATAGATTCTTGGAATTGTACCACTACTGTATGCAGTACCCGGACTGGATTAAAGAGATTAGAGAACTGCGCGGATTACGATCTCATGAAACCGGAGCAACAGGAAATGGATTATCGAACCCGACCGCAAGTGCAGCCATCAAGGCAGCAGAACTAAGCAAGCGTTGCAAGTTGATTGAAGATACAGCGATGGAAGCGAATAGAGAGCTTGCACAATACATTCTCGCGGGAGTAACAGATACTGAATGCACATATCCGGTGCTTGAAGCACGTGGGATGCCAGCATCGCGTGCATTATACTATCGCAGTCGACGGAAGTTCTATTATCTGTTATCTAAGAAAGTGAAGTGAGAAGATATGAAAACGGAGTATGAGATCATTGAGGAATATATTGATTACTTTAACGAAAATGAATTTGTAGAGAGCCTGACGCTGCAAGATCAGATGCTTTATAGACTTGCATTAAGAGAGACGTATTCATATTTGTTTTTTAAGCTGTATGTAAGAGTGAGAGAATTCTTCGGAAGTTTTAAGAAAAAATGCAAGTGGAGTACTCAGGGGACAAATTAAATGATATTATGATAGCGTGAGATAGTTGAGAGAAACGGAGAACAGCAGTTGTATGGAAACATATAGCTGCTGTTTTGCGTAGAAAGGAGAGACGATGAAACAGACGATATGTACAGCAGTAGGAATGATTGGATCTGCGATTGCTTCGGTATTTGGTGGATGGGATGCGGGAACCGTAACTTTGCTCATATTCATGGCGATTGATTATGTATCCGGTTTGGTTGTAGCTGGAGTGTTCCACAAAAGCAACAAGACAGATACCGGAAGCCTGGAGAGCAAAGCAGGATGGAAAGGCTTATGCAGAAAGTGCATGACACTTGTGTTCGTGATCGTGGCATACAGATTAGATCTTGTGATTGGAACGAATTATATCCGCGACGCGGTTGTGATTGCATTTATCGCAAATGAAACGATATCACTGGTAGAAAACGCAGGACTTATGGGCGTAAAGCTCCCGGCAGTAATCACAAAGGCAATCGATGTCCTTCAGAAGAAATCAGAGGAAGAATGATGTATAACGACAAACGATGGAAGAAGAAACGTGCAGTGATTCTACGGCGAGATGCTTACCAGTGTCAAGAGTGCAAACGATATGGCAAGCGTAGATCTGGAGACCATGTGCATCACGTATACCCAGTCGAACAGTATCCAGATGAGCGATACAACGACTGCAACCTGATTACGCTATGCCAGAAGTGCCACAACCGCATGCATGATCGGGATTCACACGAGCTTACAACGTATGGAAAACAGTTACAAATGCGTATGAAGAAGAGATATGGCAGCAGACTCCCCCCTCTCTAGCGATTTTGGAGCGGGTAAGGATAGAACGGTGGGTGGAGCCTTTTCCAAATACGCAGGATTTTTTGAGAAAGGGGGAAACCGGGTGAAAAAGACAGCATGGAAAAATCGAATAATATCAGCAACCAAGGCGGTTTGCACGTATCGAGATGCTTTCCTTCCGATGATCGATACGCTCGCAAATATACTTGCAGAGCGTGACAAAATCTATCAGGAATACGTCGAAACCGGTGCCAAACCTGTAGTGGAGCATACGAACAAAAACGGAAGTACCAACATGACCAAAAATCCGCTGCTGGTGAGCTGGGGCGACATGAATACATCCGCGCTTGCGTATTGGCGTGATCTTGGGCTCACACCGGCAGGGCTGAAAAAGATTGATGAATCTGCAATCAAAACCAAGAAGACATCGGTATTAGGAGATATTCTGCGGGACATTGGCAGCTAAGAAGTATAGGCAGGTAGCGATCGACTATGCCAAGGATGTAGTTGCGGGAAAGATCATTGCCGGGAATAATGTACGAGAGTGCAAGCGATTCCTGGGCGATCTGGAACGTGATGATCTGGAGCTGCACACGAAAGAGCCGGATTTCGTGATCAATATCATTGAGAGGGTAATGGTTCACGTGAAGGGAGAGGACCTGCAAGGGCACTCTCTGCGGAATACTCCGTTGATATTGCAGCCGTGGCAGATATTCATCGTATATAACTTAATAGGATTTTACTATAAAGGTACTCAGATCAGACGATACAAAGAGGCCTTTATTTTTATTCCGAGAAAGCAGGGCAAGACGCTGTTTGTGGCGGCGCTTGCGTTTGCACTTGGCCTTCTGGAAAGAAGATCAGGAGCGACAATCTATATTGTGGCCGCCGCCTTGAAGCAGGCGAAGCAGAGCTTTGACGACATCCTGCATACATTGCGGTACCGGGGCATGATAGGCGAGTTCAAAGTACTGGATAACAATGCACAGCACTCTATCGAGTACACGTTTTACAACGAGGACGAAGAGCCGGAAGGTTCCCTGTACATCGAAGCACTCGCCAGCAATCCGGACACGCAGGATTCATTCAACTGTAACATAGCCATCGCGGATGAGGTGCATGCGTTCAAGCGTGCATCCCAGTACAATCGGTTCAAAGAAGCGATGGCGGCATACACGAACAAGCTGATGATCGGCATCACCACAGCAGGCGATAATATGAATTCCTTCTGCTATCGCCGGTTGGAATATGCCAACAAAGTGCTGGATGGCATCGTGAAGGATGATACATTGTTCTGTTTTGTATCCCGTGCGGATCAGGACGAGAAAGGAAATGTAGATTTTACGAATCCGATCCAGCACGAAAAGGCAAATCCGGGATATGGTGTGACAATTCGGCCGGAAGCTATCCTGAACGATTCCATACAGGCGCAGAACGATCCGCAACAGCGGAAGGATTTTCTAAGCAGACAGTTGAATGTATATACAACGGCGATGAAGGCATATTTCGACATCAAAGAGTTTCAGAATTCGGATAAGCAGTACAACTGGAGCATAGAGGAGCTGGCAAAGCTCAAAATTGACTGGTACGGCGGCGCCGACCTGTCGAAGCTGCACGATCTTACTGCGGCGGCGCTGTTCGGACACTATAAAGGTGTTGATATCATTATCACGCATGCATTCTTCCCGGTTGTTGAAGCAGCAAGGAAAGCAGATGAAGACAACATACCGCTGTTTGGATGGCGGGACGATGGATGGCTGACCATGTGCAATACACCAACGGTCAATGTCGGTGACATTGTAAATTGGTTTAAAGAGATGCGGAGCAAGGGCTTCAAGATCAAGCAGGTTGGCCACGATAAGAAATTTGCACGTAAGTATTTTATCCAGATGAAGAAAGCAGGGTTCAAAATCATAGATCAGCCACAGTATTTCTATGTGAAGTCAGAAGGCTTCCGGCATATTGAGAAGTCGGCGAAGGATGGCAAATTGTATTACTGCCATTCGGATGCATACGAATACTGTGTGCAGAATGTACACGCCATTGAAAAGACAGACGATATGATCCAGTATGAAAAGATAGAACCGACGGCACGTATTGACTTGTTCGATTCGAGCGTGTTTGCGTGCGTCAGATATTTGAATTCACTTGAAAAGAGTGAGAAATCAAAGAGCTGGTGGGGAGGTGAGAACGAAGATGAGTAAGAAAGAAAACGCCATCCAGCGGGCGCTAAAAAAGGCAAGAAGAAAGCGGTCAACGGTGATGATCGGAAGCAACGAAGCATATGATCTGTTATGCGGTACCGGGTATACATCATTAGACCAGAATCCGGAGATTGTAGCCGCCTGCCGGAAGATTGCGGAAGTTATCGGAGCCATGACGATTCATATCATGCAGAACACCGAACGCGGCGACGAGCGTGTGATCAATGAGCTGTCGAGAAAAATTGACATCAATCCATGCAGCACCATGACACGGCAGACGTTCATAGAAGCGGTGGTGATGAACCTGCTCCTGTATGGCAAAGGCAATTCGGTTGTTAAGGTCTATACAGAGGACGGCTATCTAGCAGATATGGAGCCGGTGGCAGCAGGCAGAGTCATTTATCAGGGCGACTATAGAAATTACCGGATACTGATTGACGGCATCCCATACCAGCCGGATGATGTGCTGCATTTCGTCTATAATCCGGACAAGACATACATGTACCGGGGGCAGGGCGTGACAGCACAGCTTAAGGATGTTGCGGATAACCTGCGGCAGGCACAGGTCACTACAAACGCTTTTATGAAGAGCAAATGGAAGCCATCACTGATCATCAAGGTAGATGGCATGGTAGAAGAGTTTTCAAGCCCGAAGGGCAGAAAGAAGCTGATAGACGAGTATATGACATCCGGAGAAGCCGGAGCACCGTGGCTGATACCTGCGGAACAGTTTGAGATAAACCAGGTCAAGCCGCTTTCATTATCCGATCTTGCAATTGCGGATAATGTGAAGCTGGATAAGCAGACAGTCGCGGCAATCCTTGGTGTTCCGTCGTTTGTACTGGGCGTAGGCGAGTACAAGCAGGAAGAATGGAATTACTTTGTCAAGACCAAGGTACGAGAAATCGTGACAGGCTTACAGCAGGAGATGACGCGGAAACTGATCTACAGTCCGAATATGTACATCAAGTTCAATGTACTGTCCGTGATGGACTGGGACCTGACGACGATTGCAAGCGTGTTCGGTTCCTTATCCGACAGGGGTTTTGTAACCGGAAATGAAGTAAGAGACAAGATCGGCATGTCACCAAAGGAAGGCTTGGATGAACTTAGGGTGCTTGAAAACTATATCCCGTGGGATATGGCAGCGGCACAGAAGAAACTGGTACAGAAGGGAGATAACAATGGATAGACATATTCGACAGACACGATCTGTCGCATCGGAATTTAATACGCGGGAAGACGGCGAGGCACTTTCGATAGAAGGTTACTTCGCCGTTTTTAATAGCACCTATAACATTATGCCGGGGATGAGTGAGAGTGTAGCGCCTGGGGCGTTTACAGATACGATATCCGGCGATGTACGTGCACTGATCAACCATGATACAGGGCTTGTGCTCGGAAGAACCAAAGCAGGCACATTGACACTGCGGCAGGATGAACGCGGACTCTGGGGGCATATCGACATCAATCCGGATGATTCGGACGCGATGAACCTGTATGCCAGAGTGAAACGTCACGATGTAGATCAGTGCAGCTTCGGCTTTGACATTCTGGACGAAGAGCCGGAAGCCCGCGAGGACGGATCCGTACACTGGACAATTAAGAAGGTGGAACTGTACGAAGTGTCGGTATGCACCTTCCCGGCATACGAAGAGACAAGTGTCAATGCGCGAAAGAAGGATGCAGATACCATCCGGGCGCGACAGACCGAGGTGTGGAAGCTTGACATGAAGAAAAAATTAAAAGGAGGAAGCGAATCATGTTAAAAGCAATTATGCTCAGAAAGAAGCTGAGCGAAGTCACAAAGAAGCTCACAGAGGCACGTGAGAAGGCAAAGGAGCTTGCAACACGTGAGAAGGAGCTTGAGGCAGCCATCGACGAGGCACAGACTGAGGATGAGAAGGAGGCGGTCAATCAGGAAGTCGAACAGTACGAGAAGGACAAGGCGGAAAATGAGGAATCCGTCCGGAATCTGGAACAGGAAGTATCTGATACAGAGAAAGAGCTTGCTGATCTGGAGGAGAAACAGAGACAGGCTGCACCGGCAGCAGATACAACAAAGAGAGGAGAAGATACAGTGAAGACAATGACCACAAGAAAGAAGTTTTTTGGAATGAACAATCAGGAGCGTGATGCGTTCCTTGCGCGGGAGGACGTACATACCTTCCTGGAGCGTGTGCGTACACTTGGCACAGAAAACCGCTCAATTACCAATGCGGAGCTTACTATCCCGGATGTAATGCTGGAACTGCTCCGTGAGAATATCGAGGGATATTCCAAGCTCTATAAGTACGTCAACGTAAAGAGCGTACCGGGAAAGGCACGTCAGAACATCCAGGGCACCATCCCGGAGGGTGTATGGACAGAGATGTACGCCGCGCTGAACGAGCTTTCGCTTTCGTTCAACAATACAGAAGTAGACGGCTACAAGGTCGGCGGATATCTTGTAATCAACAATGCGGTACTGAAGGATTCCGATGTCAATCTTGCTGAGACGATCGTTACAGCACTTGGACAGGCGATTGGATTGGCACTCGATAAGGCAATCCTGTACGGAAAAGGTACAAAGATGCCGCTTGGTATCGTGACACGCCTTGCACAGGCAACAAAGCCGGAGAGCTACCCGGAAACTGCACGTACATGGGTTGATCTGTCATCAACAAATATCAAGTCGATTGCGGCTGCCAAGACCGGTGTAGAGCTCTTCAAGGAGATCATCAAAGCATCCGGTGCGGCAAAGGGTAAGTATTCGACCGGTACACGATTCTGGGCAATGAACGAGACGACGAAGACAACGCTTGTATCAGAGGCGCTTTCCTTCAATGCGGCCGGTGCTATTGCGACAGGCATGAACGACACCATGCCAATCATCGGCGGCACCATCGAGACACTTGATTTCATCCCGGACAATGTGATTGTCGGCGGTTATGGGGACCTCTATCTGCTTGCAGAGCGTGAGGGTACAAGCATCGCACAGTCCGAGCATGTGAAGTTCCTGGAAGATCAGACAGTTTTCAAAGGAACTGCAAGATACGATGGTATCCCGTCAATCGCAGAGGGATTTGTAGCAATCGGCATCTCCGGCACAAAGCCGACAGCCGACATGACCTTTGCGGACGATACAGTAAATGCCAAGGTGGCAGCAGGAACAAAGGAATAAGAGGTAGCGTATGACAGATGCAGATAGATTGACGATGTTGAAGATTGACCTCGGCATATCGGCTGAGGTGTACGATCAGCGGCTGACACGGTATCTGCAGGCAGCACAGACGGAGATAGAGCGGGAGGGTATCACCTTCCCGCCGGAGCCGCCTGTAGATGATGAGGAGCTGATCATAAGCTATGCCGCGTGGAAATGGCGGCAGCGGACAACCGGCGAGGGTATGCCGCGGATGCTCCGGTATGCGCTGAATAACCGCCTGTTGTCGCAGAAAGCGAGGACAGAAGATGGATGACGAAATCATATTGATCGCGGTTAAGACTGGGACAGATGATATCGGCAATCCGGTTGTCGTTGAGAAGACCGAGCGTGCAGTAATATGCAAAGTACAGTCTGTTGATCGCCAGGAATTCTTCAAAGCCGGGCAGGTCGGTATGAATCCGAAGTATCGCTTTGACACAGATAAGGTAAATTACAACGGCGAAGAGCTTGTGAAGTACAAAGACAAGGTATATGGGATCTATCGCACCTATGAGCGTACAGATTCCGATACGATCGAGCTGTATGCCGAAGAGAAAGCAGGGGTGACGTATGTCGAACAAGACGATTAAAATTGGACAGCTTGATATGGAATTACAATCGATTTTTTCGGCGTTTGAGCATCATGTGCACACTGCGGTTGATACGGCAGCGGAGAAAACAGCCGAGGAAGCTGTAAAGAAGCTGAAAAAGACCTCACCCAAAAACAAGCGTGCAAAAAGAGGAAAAAAGTACAAAAATGGATGGAAATACAAGAAAACATCAGAAGGAATGACTGTGTATAACGAGCAGTACCAGCTGACACATCTTCTTGAGAACGGACATGACATCATCATCAACGGAGAAGTGCGAGGACACGCCGCTGCGCACGTGCATATTGCTCCGGTGGAAGCCTGGGCGCAGGATGAGTTTCCGGAAGAATTCAAAAGGCAGGTGGAAAAAGGATGACGATTGTAGATGTAAAGAAAGTCTTGTCGGTACCGGGTGTGACTGTACACTATGACCATGCACCTGTAGGCACCAAAGTACCATACGTCACATACACATGCCATGCGGATAGTAATTTCTTCGCAGATGACAAGGTGTATCAGAAGATTAGTTCCATGCGTGCGGTGCTGTACAGTACGAAGAAGAATGAGAAGCTTGAAGCGATGATCGAAGATGCTTTGAATGAAGCAGAAATTCCGTGGAGCATGACAGACGAGTTCGAGAACGAGCAGAAAGTATTTATGACCATATACGAAGCTAAGACCATATAGGAAGCGAGGTAATATAAAGATGGGTAAAGAAAAAAATAAGATTAAGTTTGGATTGAAAAATACACATTATGCGATTATCACAGAGACGGAGCAGGAGGATGGAACGATCAAGAGTACATACAGTACGCCAAAGAAATGGCCGGGAGCAGTAAGTTTGTCGCTTGATCCGTCCGGAGAATCCAACACGTTTTATGCGGATGATACCGCGTATGCCGTATTGTCAAGCAATTCCGGTTATGAGGGAGATTTTGAATCTGCGCTTGTGCCGGAGGAAGTAGAAACTGAAGTAATGGGACAGGAAGAGGTCGATGGTGTGCTCGTTGAATCCTCGACGGACGAACAGAAGTATATTGCGCTTTTGTTTGAGTTTTCAGGAGATAAAAAGGCACGCAGACATGTATTATATCGTTGCTCACTGACACGACACTCTGTTGCGTCTCAGACCAAAGAAGACAGTACCGAGCCTGTGACAGAATCTGTGACAATTACTGCTGCACCACGTCCGGATGTCAACGTGATCAATGGCAAGGAAAAAAATCTGGTTAAGGCAACAACCGGATCAAATACAACAGATGACGTGTATAAGAAATGGTACACAAAAGTATGGGAGCCAACATCGGCAGAACAAACAGAGGCAGCAGGTTAATATCAATCATTATGAAATGGGATGGTAGAAGATACCGTCCCATTTTTCTTGCAAATATATAAAGTTGCACCGGTGCAACAGAAACGGAGGATACTATGAGATCAGTGATCAGAATTGGACAGAGAGAGGTAGCGGTTGAGAGTAATGCAGCAACTGCGATTCGATACAAGCAGATCTTTAAGCGCGAGCTGTTAAAGGATCTTGCGAAGCTGGGAAACGTAGAAGACGTAGACAAGCTTGATGCAATTGAATATACATCGAAGCTTGCGTATGTGATGAACATGCAAAACCGAAAGGAGATTAAGGAAGCTTCAGAAGAAGGGTACATTGCATGGATGGAAGAATTTGAAGAAGCAGACTTCCAAGATCCCGCGGCAATTACATCCATCTTGAATGTATGGAATCGCAATATTACGACCACAAGTGAACTAAAAAAAAACCAAAGTCAACAGTAAGGGAGATGAATACAAACATCTTCATGCTACGGGCTTTTTCACTACATATATCGATGCAGGACCTTGATGAGTTAACACATGGAGATGTGCTCGACATGATGATTGAGAGCAACAACGACACGTATAACTACCCACTCAAGGCAACGCAGGATGACTTTGATAAATTTGCAGCTATGTAAGGAGGTGGCTACTTGGGACAGATCAAGGGAATTACAATTGAGATCGATGGAAAGACAACAGGGCTTACGAAAGCACTGAAAGCTGCCAATTCAGAGATCAAAACAACGAAAAGCCAGTTGAATTCGGTTGAGAAAGCACTCAAGCTTGATCCGAAAAATGTAGATCTTCTCAAAGCAAAACAGAATGCTTTGAATGAAGTAATCAAAGAAACAAAAGAAAAACTTGATATGGAGAAGCAGGCTGCCGAATCCGCAAAAAAGGAACTTGAACTTGGAAACATCACACAGGGTGAATATGATGCGTTGCAAGCAGAGATTGTTACAACGACAAATGAACTCTCAAATCTGGAGAAGCAGGCAAGACAGGCATCGTCTGTGCTGGGAAGTCAGATGCAGGCAGCAGGTGCGCATATCAAGGAAGTTGGCAACAACATATCTGAACTTGGAGAAAAGATTACAGGTGTAGGAGATAAGGTATCTGCACTTGGCGGAAAGATGACGGCAACAATTACGATGCCGGTTGTGGCAGGAGGTACCGCGGCGGTCAAAGAAGCGACTGATTACTCTTCCGCATTGGCGAAGCTGTCTACGATTGCAGATACAACACAGACACCAATAGATGATCTTGACTCTTCGATTATGGCTTTATCCGATAGTACCGGTATGGGTGCCGCGGAGATTGCGGAAGCATCGTATCAGGCAATTTCCGCAGGTCAGTCGACCAAGGATGCTGTTGGATTTGTAGAACAGGCGAACGTGCTTGCAAGGGCAGGATTTACAAGCATGTCGACCGCAACAGACACACTGACCACAGCGTTGAATGCATATGGACTGTCAGCAGATCAGGTATCAAGTGTGTCTGATAAGCTGATCACAACACAGAATCTTGGTAAAACGACCGTAGACGAATTAGGTGCATCAATGGGTAAGGTTATACCGACAGCGGCGATGTATGGCGTGAATCTGGATCAGCTGAGCGCAGCGTATATTACAACGACAAAAAATGGTATTGGAACAGCTGAATCAACAACATACATCAATGGTATGTTGAATGAACTTGGTAAGTCGGGAAGTACAACATCGGATATCTTAAAAGAAAAAACAGGCAAATCGTTTAGCGAATTGATGAATTCAGGGTACAATCTGTCAGATGTACTGCAGATTGTACAAGATGAAGCGGACAGTAGTGGAAAGAGTCTTGCGGACATGTTTGGCTCACAGGAAGCAGCCAAGGCAGCGGCAACCATCATCCAGCATACGAACGACTTTACAGGAGCAATTAAAGAACTTGAAAGTTCTACAGGAACAGCGCAAAAAGCATTTGATACACTGGAAGCTTCTGATCCGTCCATCCAGTTTGAGAAGACGAAGACGGCAATCCAAAACTGCGCAATATCAATCGGTCAGATCCTGATGCCAATCGTTCAGCAGATAGCCGGGAAAATACAGGAGTTAGTACAAAAGTTCCGTGACTTAGATCCGGAGACACAACAGCAGATTGTGATGATTGCAGCAATCGCGGCGGCGATAGGACCGCTGATTGTGATAATTGGTACACTCATATCCTCTGTGGGTAAGATTATCACATTCGGCGGTCAGATAGTGTCTTTAGTCGGTTCTATCACAACATGGATGGGTACCGCATCTACGTTTATTACAGGAACCATGATTCCGGCCATCACCGGAGTTGTCACTGCAATTGGTCCGTTTCTTCTGATTGCCGCTGCGGTAATTGCCGTGATCACTGCAATTATCGTAGTAATCAAAAACTGGGATGCAATCGTAGAGGTGGCACAGTTTGTATGGGAATCTTTCTGTGAGAAGGTGTCACAGCTTGTCACGGCGTTTAAGGAATTCTTCACATCTGCTTTTCAAGCGATTGGAAGCTTCTTTACAGGCATATGGAATGGGATCGTGTCCGTCGCGACAAATGCCTGGTCAAGCATAAGGAATGTATTCAGCACGGTTGGAAGCTTTTTCACAGGCATATTCCAACAGGCGTGGAATGGCATAACAAATATCTTCAATCGATTAGGCGGTTTCTTTTCAGGTGTGTGGAACTCTGTTACAGGTATCTTCAAAAGTGCAGGTATGGCAATCGGTAATGCGATTTCCGGGGCGGTAAAAACAGCCGTTAATTTTGTCTTATCCAAGGCAATCGGAATCATAAACGGCTTCATCGGTGCAATCAATGCCGTAATCGGTGTGATCAACAAAATACCGGGTGTCAGCCTGTCAAAGATTAGTAAGCTTGGAGTACCGCAATTGGAACGAGGCGGTGTGCTTGCAAAGGGACAGGTCGGCTTGCTCGAAGGTAATGGCGCCGAGGCGGTTGTACCGCTTGATCAAAACGAGAAATGGATTGCGGCCGTGGCACGTGAGATGAAAGCCGCACTTGCAGGTAATCAGACAGCGATGGCAGCAGGAGATATTGTGATCCCGGTATATATCGGTCAGTCAAAATTAAATGACATCATTGTACGTGCGAACCAGATCAATAATTACAGATCAGGAGGAAGATAATGCTGAACAAATATGTAAAAATCAATGGCGAACGTGTACCAAATCCAATCGATTATTCAGAGAGCTTCAGCAAAGTATCAAATACATTTCAGTCAGAAGCAGGGGATGATCTTGCAATTGACGTGCGAGCCGGAAAATACTCCGGCTCGTTGAAGTTCCAGGTATCTTCAAGATGGAAGAACAAGATGCTTGGATATGCAAAGATGCAGTCGGTAAAACTGCAGATTGATGAAGCGGAGTATACGGTGCGGATTGAGAGTATTGATTGCGATCTGGAGAAGAATTCGGAATATAGCCAGAACACACAAGGGTATTGGACGGTATCTTTCGGCGCGGAAGAGTTATAAAGCAAGGAGGCGGTAGCATGTATCAGGTATCAGAAGAATATCTGAAACAAACAAAAAGAAAAGTACAGACGTTCCGCCTGGCCGGAACAGTAAATAAGATCGCATTTACCAATCATGACATATTAAGCGGTTCCTTCACGATAACGAATCAGTGCAGCGAGCAGAACGATGTCAAGATCGGCAGTGTGTACATAGGAGAGTTGAAGTGCACATTCAAGCCGGATCTGCAGGTGCCAGATTGGACAAATGCACAGATCATAGTATCAGAAGGACTCTTGATTGGCGGTACCACATGGGAAGATGTACCGCTTGGCGTCTATACAGTATCAGAAGCAAATGACACGGAGTATGGCGTTGATATCACAGCATATGACAACATGGCTCGCTTCAATCGATCCTGTACGGTAGATATTACAATTGGCACACCATATGAGTTGTTAACGCTTGCTTGCACAACCTGTGAGGTAGAGTTGGGACTGACACAGGCAGATGTAGATGCACTTCCGAACGGAACGGAGAGTCTTTCGCTTTATACAGAGAATGATATCGAGACATGGCAGGATTTTGTATTCTGGGTAGCACAGGCAACAGGTACCATTGCGACGATGGATCGCGAAGGAAAGCTTGTACTTAGAAGCTACACGCAGAATGTTGTTGATACACTTACGAATCATGAACGGTTTACCGGCTCAAAGTTCAGTAAGTTTGAGACACGCTACTCTGGATTATCCTGTGTGAATATGGAAAACAACACTACAAGCTATTATGGATCTGATCCAGATAATTATCTGACATACAATCTTGGATCGAATCCGTTTCTGCAATATGGTGTAGACAGTTACAAAGAGCAGATCCGGCGCGCGGTGCTGGATGCACTTTTGAAAATAGACTATGTGCCATTCGAGACGAGCTGCTTATGTGGGGCGATGTATGACCTTTGCGATATCATCCGGTGCACGGATGGTATTGCTCCGGGAAAGCTTGGATGTGTGATGATGTATGATTATACATTCAACGGAGGGTATAAGATCACAGGCTTTGGATCGGATCCAGCGCTTGCAAGTGCAAAGAGTAAGACGGATAAGAATCTGGAAGGGCTACGGAATAACGTATCAACAAATGAGATATTATTTTTTAATTATGAGAATGCGAGTGCAATCCAGATCGGCGACGGCGAGTCCAAGGCAATCATAGATATCCGTTTCACATCGTCCGTCTCAATAGGCGTGCTTTTTCAAGCAGAAGTACTGCTTGATGCAACTGCAGAAGAAGATGTGATCGGATCAATCGAGTACACACTGAATGAAGTAACAATCATAGGATATAATCCGACAGAGACATGGAGCAACGGAAAGCATATACTGAGTTTGATGTATATGCTTATGATTGAAGAAAACTCCATCAATCGATGGATGGTAAAGTTAAACATTGCCGGTGGCAGTATAGCGATAGCACAGGGGGCGGTACGTGCGGTTATCTACGGTCAGGGCTTAGTTGGTACAGTCGAGTGGGATGGATTTATCACACTGGAAGAGAAGCTTACACAAATTGCTGTATTGGATTCTCTCACTGTGTCAAAGACTATGATATGTACGGTTGTTGCAGATATGATAGATGTAGATAAAAATATCGTAGAAGAACAGCTCCAGACCGTTCAATTGGAGGATATAACAACAGTTGGGAATTTGCTTGATAAGACAGAAATCGGCTGGGGAATCGTGAGCTGGACTTTTACAACAGACAGCGAGTGCACATATTCGTCAAGGTATGTATCAACTGAATGTGGAGCGTTCAGACTTGCAACAGAATTTGTAAACAAGTCAGTAAATCAGAACATAGACCGAGGAATGATGAATGTTGTCGATTTGGACTCAACAGAATTTGAATCAATCCAGAGTGCTATTGTTAGTGATGTGCTCAATTCTGCAAGTGAGAGTGGAGATGCTGAGAGTGAGACAGAACAGGTTGTGAAGTATCTGCTCTGGTCGGAAGACAAGTATTACACGATTCAGGATGATGTAGTAAACGAAATAACTATTTCAGGAGATATCTTGCAGGCAGCAGATTTCGAGAAACATGGATTAGATACAGCACCGGCATCGGACTATATCTTGCAATTAGAATCACCGAAGATATACAAATGGACTGCAGCTGACACAATCCTAGATACAATGATTACGATCACGGCGGTACCGCATGCACAGATCGTACAGGCAACGTGTGATATGTCGGATGTAAGTATCTATGGAATCACCGGAGCAACAGCAATCCATGAAGGTATAAAAGTTAAGCTATCCTATGATGCAGGCATGACCTGGACGGAAGAAGAAACTTTGACGGATGCATTAGAAGGAAGTATGTTACATGCATATGAGAGTGTAGGACAATCAAAGATACTTACGATTGGATTCATAGTATCGTCTGTGGAAGATAGCTTGACAGAGTTTCAGTATCAGTTTAAAAACGACGAGGAGGAATAA